GTGCCGAACAGTCGGCTCGACGCCATCTACCGCGAGGCGTACCAGAAGAACGATCGCGAGTTCCTGCAGCGCGAGGCGCGCCGCGACCCGCAGCAGTTCCTGAAGGTCGTTGAGCGGCTGGGGGTGAGCCAGGGGCCGCCGCACACGGTGGTGCAGCCCAACGCCCTGGCACAAGGCATAACCCAACAGCAGCAATCGCAGGCCGCACCCCCGATGCTGCCGCCGGGCGGGGCCATGCCAGCGTCCCCTGTCGCACTGGCGACCCCAACGGTGCCGCTTGCACCACCCGTGCCAGCCGGCCCGCCGGTGATCCTGGGGCCGAACGGACAGCCGCTGCCGCCAGGACTCGTCTGATGGCCGGGCGGGTGTGGGTGCCGGGCTACCGCAAAGAGGACGGCACGGTCGTCGACGGCTACTGGCGCGACGAGAATCGCACCAAGCGGGCGCCGCGGCTCAAGGGCGCCCGCACGTTCCGCAGCGTGTTTTTCCGCAAGGTCAAGACGTAGATGCCGGGCACGATTCTCCTCGCCGACCTCGAGCGCGCCAACGACGACGAGCTGCGCAACCACCTCCAGGGCTTGATGGTCAGCGCACCTACCTCGAGCGACAGCCTGACCAACCCGCTCGGGACGGGTAACGCCGCGCCGCCGCAGGAATTGCAGGACCACCTAACGGCGCTGCTCGAGGCCGCTCCCGAGCCACCGCCGGCGCGGATGCCACAACCCGAGCTGGCTCAGGAGGGCCCGCCGCCGGCCAGCATGAACGCGCCCGCGGGGATGTTCGAATCCAGCGGCCCACCGCCGGCGCAGATGCCGACGTTCCCCGCCTACACGCCGCCGGCCGCACCTCTCGAGCCGGCCGCGGCAGCGCCCACGAACGTCATGGACGAGCTCGCCAACCATGTTCAGCAAGCGAGTGGCGGCGCGCTGCAGCTCATGGGCCAGGGGATGACCGCGCTGGGCAGTGGCGCCCAGGTTGTTGGTCAAAGCGGCCAGAATGTCATCAGCCTGGTCCGTCCACCCGCCCCCTCACCGCAGCCGGCAGCCGCCGCGCCGGCGCAGGATCCCGACCTGGCCGCGCGCCTCGGTGGCGCTGCGCCGGGCTCTAGCACCGCCGCTAGCGGCACGTACCAGGACTACGCTCGCGAGGCCGCGCGCCGTGCCGGGATCGACCCCGAGCTGTTCGTCGCGCAGATCCAGCAGGAGTCGGGTTTCAACCCCAACGCGGGCAGTCCCGCCGGCGCGCTCGGCATTGCCCAGATCGTGCCGAAGTACCACCCCGGCGTCGATCCGTCGGACCCGATGGCGAGCCTCGACTACGCCGCCAACCTGATGAAGTCGCACCTCAAGCAGTACGGCGGCGACTACGCCAAGGCTCTGGTGGCCTACAACGGCGGCGGCGGCGCGGTGGCGCAACTCGAGCGCGGCACGCCATACCAGGAGTCGCGTCAGTATCTCGAGCGCATCCTCGGGGGGCAGCGACCAAACCTCAGTGACCTCGGTCAGGCTGCGGGCAACGTCGTCAGCACAGTCGCCAACGCTGCTCGAGGGACGCTCAATCAGGTCAGCCAGTTCGGCGACTCGCAGCTGACCGCATCCGAGGCGTCCGCGGCGTGCGGGCCGGCCGCAGCGGTCAGGTTCGCGCAACGTTACGGACGGAACCCGACGCTACGCGAGGCGACGGACATGGCGGCCACAGTGGGCTGGACGCAGGGCCAGGGGATGGCCGGCATCGGCTCGGAGAAGGCGCTGCTCGAGAAGATGGGCGTGCCCACCAAGCTCGTCAGCGGTCCCGACTGGGGCACGTTCGCCAACGAGGCGCGCAGTGGTAACCCGGTCATCATCAGCACCGCGGGGCACTACTTCACCGCGGACAACTGGGATCCTGCGACGAATCGGTTCCACGTCGGCCGGTCAGGGCTGGACCTGCGGGGCGGCAGCGAGTGGATGACGCCCGAGGAGATGACGAGCCGGATGGGGGCGGTGCAGGGCGGACTGCTGGCCGACAACCCGACCACGCCGGCGTCCACGATCACCACGAGTCAGGGGTTCACCGCACCGCCGGCGGGTGGGACGACCGACCAGCAGGCGGCGCAGGTCGCGACACCGCAGCCGTTGCAGATCATCGGCGACGCCGCAGCGGGGGCGGGGCAGAAGGCGAACGAGGTGGTCGCGGGCGGGCTGCGGTTCCTCGATAGCGCGGTCGAGCAGGCGACGACGGGTGAGAAGTCCGTCACCCAGCCGATAGCGGATGCCGGTCGTGGTCTTGCTGAAGCCGTCACTGCAGTCGCTGACTCGGGCGCGGGCCAGGTCCTCGGTGCACTCCGCGGACCGGCGCTGCTGAGCGACGAGGAGATCATCCAGCGGGCCAAGCCGAACGAGATCGAGGCCGCGCGACGGGTGCTCGAGCAGTCGAACTCAGCCTACGCCGCCCGCAACCAGACGGCTCCTGACCCGGTGACCGACGAGGACCTCGCGCGCTACCTGCGCAATACCCAGCTCGGCCAAGCTGCCGCAGCTACCGGGGCTGGCCTGGGCAACCCCGCCCAAGCCGCCACCCGCGCGTCCAAGGCGATTGACTACGAGGCGCTGGCCGAATCTCGCCGGAGTGCTCGAGCAGGCCAGCCTGGCCTCCCGGATATGCCCAACGCCACCGAGTCGCGCCTGAATCGTGAGATCGCCGCCTCGGTGAACAACATGTTCGCCGTGCCGAGCATGGTCACCAACGCCATCGGTGGCGGCATCGAGACGATCAAACGGCCGGTGGTGACCGCGTTCACGGGCAATCTCGGCGCCGCTGGCGCGGACCTGCGGGCGATGGGCCTCGGCCTCGGCGATGCGTTCGCCGACATGGGCACCACGTTCCGCACAGGCATCCGCCCGTCACGTGCGCCGTCGACCGAAGTCGTCGGTCAGGCGGCCTACGAGGGCCAGGACGTGCTCAAGTCCGGGGCGGCGCGCATCGGGTTCCTCCGCGGGATGGAAGCGACCGACGAGTTCATGCGCTCACTCAATTCCGCCGGCGCCCAAGCATCGGAAATGGCCCGGCTGATGAAGGCGCACCCCGACCTGTCCCAGGAGGAGCTCATCAGTCGCTTTGGCGGGCAACTGATGACCGCTGGCGAGCGTGCTGCGGCAGAGTCCGTCTACGCCGTTGGCGGAACCGGCATCGGGCGCAAGATGTCGCAGTGGCGCAGCCAGCTCACGGCACCGGATGCATCCCCAGGCGACCGCGTGTTGGGGGCGGTGACGAACGTCCTGGTCCCATTCTCGAACATCCCTGACGTGATCCTGACCAAGGGCATTCAACGCCTGCCCGTGGTCAACGAATTGACGATGCTCAGGCAACTTCGGAGCTCTGATCCGGGTGTGCGGCAGCGGGCCATAAGCTCCGCAGCCCTCGCCGAGAGTGTCAATGTCGGTATTGGCGCCCAGGTGATGGAAGGCAATATCACCGGCAATGGCCCGTCGGATCCGGCGAAGAAAGCCGCGCTGCAGAACGCGCGCGATGCCGATGGCAACCCGATCTGGCAACCCAACAGCGTTCGTATCGGTGGCCGCTGGTTGCCTTACGCCAGCCTCGGCCCAGTTGGGGTGCGGATGGGCGCGATTGCCAACGTCACCGAGCAGATCAGCGATGAGATGAGCAAACCGAACCCGTCGCAGGACGTGATAGAGCGGGCCCAGTCAACCGCGCTCGCCATCCTCGACGGAACGAGCGAGACGATCGCCGACGCCTGGTATCTGCAGACAGTCGGCCGCCTGTTCAACGCGATGAAGACCGGGGGCGTGGGCTCGGCGCTCGGACAGACGGCCTTGTCCACTGCGCAACGCGCGATCCCCTACGGTGGTGAGCTCCGGTCGATTGAGAGTGCCACCGACCCGACCGTGGCCGAGCCGCGCAATCCCATCGAAGCGATCGCGGCCGGCATTCCCGGCGCCTCGCAGTTTGCGCAGTCGAGAATCGACCCGACGACAGGCCGGCCGCTCCAGCGACCCGCGGATGTGGGAACCTTGTTGACCAGGTCACCGGGCACGGGTGAGCCGACACCGGTCGATACCGCCCTGGCGACCCACAACATCGGCGTGCCCGATGCGCCGCAGACCGTCACCCAGGGCCAGTACACCGTCAATATCACCCCGGATGAGCAGCGGCAGTACACCATCGAAGCCGGTCAGCGTGTCGAGAAGAACGTGCAGGCGCTGCTCAACAATCCGCGCTGGTCATCGCAGACGCAGGAGCAACAGAAGGACGCGCTGCGGCAGGCTATCGGAGCGGCTCGAGCCGACGCCGCGGCGCTCGTCTGGCGCAGTATTCCGCCGGCGGAACAGGATCGCCGCGTGAAGCAGACTCGAGCGCGTCAGGCGCAGGAAGCGGAGCCGGTGTTCCGAGCGCCGGTCACCACGCCGTGATGGCGATCAGGCGCGGTCTTGACGGTCGAGATGCCGTTTGTAGAGCGAGCCCCCGACAACGCAGGCAACGAGCAGGCCGAGCATGAGGACGATGACGCCGTCGGCGCTGCCCCACCAGAACGCGAATGCCACCATGCCGACCACTGACAGGCAGAGCAGGGCAACGCCCAGGAGCACGCGCCCCAGCGCGGTGCCGAGATCAACAACAGGGGCCATGCCGCTTTATAACCGGACGCCGGTAAGACGACAATGCGACTTTCGGGGGGGCGCATGACAACCGCGCGTCTCCCGCGCTGGCTCGCGGCGCTCAGCGATCAGCCCACCATCCCGCGGCATCCGCGACCGCTCGATGTCGACCGCGGCAACATCCCGTCGGAGCTCCGATTCAGAGATGCTTGGGCGGTCTGGAGATACGAAGCCGATCGGATGGGGCGGATCAGCAAGCCGCCGTACCAGCCCGACGGCACCCAGGCCGAGGCGTCCGAGTCATCGACCTGGAGCCCGTTCGAGACGGCCTACGCGACCTTTCAGCATGGCAGTTGGGACGGCGTCAGCTTCGCCCTAAGCTTGCGCTGGGGCATCGTCGGCATCGACCTCGACCACATCAGCGACCATCGCCGTGAGGCTGAGGAGATCGCGCACACGCTGCACAGTTACACCGAGCGCAGTCCTGGCGGGGACGGGTTGCGGATCTTCGTCAAGGGCAGCCTGCCGTTCGGGCGGCGGCGGCGCGACTGGGTCGAGGCGTACACGACCAACCGGTTCCTGACGGTGACCGGCCAGCGACTCGAGGGCTATCCGCGGACGATCGAGTCGCGGCCGAGCGAGTTGGCAAAGGTGTTCTGGGAGTATCTGGGGCAGGACGCGGCCTCAATCAAGCGCAGCATGCAACGGGGAGGCTGATCAGTGACCAAAGATGAGCTCAATGCCATTGCCCAACGGCATGGGGGCTACCTGTCCCAACCCGTCGTCGTCGATCCCCAAATCGACAACCCCGACCCGAACAGGTTGCCGTCCGATCCAGCCAAGATCCCCAATCCGAATCCGACCTACCGCTACGTGCTCAAGGATGGCACCGAGTTTCAGGCGCGCGCGACGGAGCAGGGTGGCTCGGACTTCCAGATCATCGACCCTGGGACTGCCGTCAAGCCGCTGACGCCGGCTGACCGGCTGCCCTCACCGACCGGCCAGCTCGAGAAGATCGATGCCCAGGGCAACCTGATTCCCCCCACCGATACGACCACTCGAGCGGCCAAACTCCGCGATCCGAGCACTGGCGCGGTGACCGATCTACCTGACCCGAAGTCGTCGCCCGAGGGCACGCTCAAGGAGTTCGGCGACCAGCTTCTGAACATCAAGCCCGACGGCTCGTACACGGTGGTCGCGACCAAGAGCAAAGACCCGTCGGCGCAACAGGCGAAGTCGACCTTCGATGGCCCAGACGGGGCGCGCTACGAGTACGACCCGAACAAGCCCGAGGGCCAGCGGATGACCAAGCTGCTCGAGGGCAAACCCGAGAAGCCGACGGTTACCGCCGCCAGCAACATCATCTGGCAGGACATCCCCGACCAGCCCGGCAAGCAGCAGGGCGGCACCGTTGTCGAGGGCAAGTTCGTCCCCACCGAGGGCCTCGTCAAAGACAAGGACGCGAAGCCGGTCGCGGTCTATGGCACGGGCCAGAACGATCGCTGGCGCATCTCGCTCGACGAGAAGGGCAACGTCGTCAGCAAAGAGGAAAACCCGAACTACACGCCGCAGCCGGGGACGCAGCTCACCGCGGACGCTGCCGCGGCCAACATCCCGATTCTGAAGCCCGACGGCTCGGTGGCCTGGGTGCCCAATCAGAACCGCGTCCCGGTCGGCCAGGCGATGGCCGACCTGATGCAGCAGGCGGGCCTCAAGGTCAACGCGGGCGAGCTGAGCATGGACGACGCCAAGAACATGCTCACCGGCGCGGTCAACCTGATGAACGCGCGGACCTCGGCGCAGACCGCGCAAAACGCTCAGGACACCACCGCCACCACCGCTGCTCAGAACATCATCACCAACGAGCAGACGCAGCGGACCCAGGGCGCCCAGACCGGTGCGGGCATGCTCAACCAGCGCGTCCAGGCCGCGCAGGGCATGCTCGGCCAGGTCCTCGGGCTAGCCAACGGTGGGCAACGCTCGGGGAATATGGGCGGCGGCCTGATGAACGCGCCGGCGGGCCTTGGCGAGGCGCTGATCGGCGGTATCGGCGGCTGGACGGCCGAGCTCGGCGGCGGCCAGGGGGTGTACGACGCGGCGGCGCGGATGGTTACCGCCGCTGATCCCCAGAACGGGCGCAGTCCCGAGGCCCAGGCGGCCTACGGGGTGCTGACGCAGATGCTCGAGCGGTACCAGCAGCAGGCTGGTCAACCGCACCCGGCAGTGATCGCGACGCAGGCGGCGAACCAGAGTCAGCAGGCCAACGGGATGGTGGCGCCGCAGCTACCCGCGCCGGCGGGCCAGATGCTGCCCTGGAACAACGGCCAACCGTCGGCGACCGGCGCACCCATGATTGCCGGCGCGACCCCGTTCATGAACGCCGGCACCCGGTACTACGGCAACGGTGGACTGCCGCCGGATCAGCCGTTCGTCGCGCCGGTCACCGTGGCGCTGTAGGAGGCTCGAGCAATGGCAGATTTTTCGACTTATGAGGGCCGCCAGGCGTACCGCGACGCGAACCCTGGCTCGATCGTCGACGCCTCGGGCGCGTACTACCCCTCGAGCGGCCAGACCGTCAGCGGGGGAGGTGGCGGCGCGGCGCCGACGGTCGGCGCGCAGGGCTCGCAGCAGCTCGCCAGCGGCATCAACTCGCTCCTCGGGGCTATTGCCTCTGGCAACAAGGACGCGTTCAACGAGGCGGTGCGCCAGTTCAATGCCACGTTTGGCCTCGACGAGAAGAAGTTCACTGAGGCCGTCCGGCAGTTCAACCAGAACTACATCGTCGCCGAGTCGGGCCTGACCGGTCAGTATCAGGGGGCGCCAACGCTCGCCGCCCAGGCCCAGAACGCCGGCCTGTACGGCATGTACGGCACCCCCACCGCGGGCCAGTCAACGCTCGCGGCGCAGGACCAGGCCTACAACCAGCAGATGGGCATGATCAATTCCGCCGCGGCCTTGCAGGCCAACCCGTTCCGCCAGCAGCAGGCGCTCGGCCAGATGAACCGACTGCTTGGCGGCGGCGGGGTGGCCGGCTTCCAGGCGCCGAACCAGGTGCCCGGTGTCGGCGTGGCCGGCGGCAACACGCAGGGGGGGCTCGGTTACCTGCAGCAGATGGTCGACGACATTCGCGACCCGTCGGCGAACACAGCCAGCATGAACCAGGTCATGCAGGGCATCCCGACGCCCAACAAGCTCAATAGCACCGAGTTTCTGCGCGCCGCGCCCAGCACCCAGAACATGGTCTTGCAAGGCATGCAGGAGAAGTACGGGATCGATCCCAAGGACGCGTTCCAGCAGATTCAGGCGACTCTGCCGCAGTTCACCGCGCCCACCACGTTCGGGGCAGTCAAGAGGTAGCCATGCCACTCATCGGCGGAAAGAAAGCGAAGACGCCCGCGGGCATCAGCGCCAATATCAAAATCGAGAAGAGGGCCGGGCGTCCCCAGCGGCAAGCCGTGGCGATCGCCATGCGGCAGGCGGGCAAGCCCAAGCCCAAGTCGAAGAAGTGAACCGTCGCATTCGCTGGTACCCGGCCCGCGCGCAGTTCCGCTGGCGCGCCTTTCTCGGCTGTCGCAACTTTGAGCGGCACCCGACCTGGCGGTATGCCGCATGACCATGTCTGACCGCGGAATTCATCCAGACCTGCTCGAGGAAGCCCAGGCCCAGGAAGCTGCCGCGGAAACGCCGCAGCCAGCCCCACCAGCGCGCGGCCGTGGCGGCCGCGCTCGAGCACCGCAACCGGCTGAGCCGGCGCCAGAACCGTCCGCTGAGCCTGCTGACACTGGCGTCTCACCCGAATCGGGTGAGGCCGACGCCACACCGGCCTCACCCGAGCCGGCGCCCGATTGGTTCGCCCAGGTCCGCGACGCGAAGGATCCAGCTGAAGCCTTCAAGCTGCTGGCCAAGAACCTGCCGAAGGATCAGCTCGAGCGCGACGAGGTCATCAGCGGCCTGGTCGGCAGTCGGGCCGACTTGCAGGCCAAGCAGATCCTCGAGCGGCGCGAACGCGACGCCGCGGAGCGGGCCAAGCTCGAGGCGGCCCAGAACAACGACCTGTACGCGCTGGGTGAAATGACCCAGAAGGAGCTGCAGTCCCGGCTTGCGCAGCAGGCCGCGGCGCAAGCGGCTGGACCGTTCATGGACGGTGTCGTATTGTTCCAGCAATCGTTACCTGAATCGATACAGAAAGAGGTAGCGGGCAAAACATTCGGCGAAGGCAAAGGGCAAGCCGCTGGGGTTGCTGAGTATCTCCAGTTCATCGCCGACGCACGGACCAAGCTCGAGGTGGATAAAGAGCTCCAACGCCGCGAGTCTGCTCTCCGCAAGTCGGTCCTGACGGAAGTAAACGGCGACGAGCCAGTCCCCGAGCGCGAAGGTGGAACCCCCGGTCGCGTCCGAGAAGTGACTGACGAGCAGATCGCGGCGATGACCCTCAAGGAATATGAGGGGCTGTTTGATGAGAACGGCCATCCAAAACCGGGGGTACGCCACAGGGCAACTCGAGGCATCCCCCTGACACGACATTAGGGGGTTAGCCAGTGGCTACCGGTGCATCTGAGTTCGTCGACCAGACGATCGCGAACGGGATCTTCTCGCCCGACGTGTGGTCGAAGCAGGTTCTGCGCGCGTCCGAGAGCAACCTCGTCCTGGCCCGGTCCGTCAACCGTGGTTTCGAGGACGATGCGTCGGTCGGCAAGAGCGTCAAGGTCGCCAGCATCGGCAACCTGGCGGCGCGGCCCAAGGTCGAGAACACCGCGATCACGTACGAGACCGTGGCGGAAACCGCCGTCACGATCACTCTCAACCTGTGGACCTATGCCGCGGTCGGTATCGAAGACATCGTCAAGGTCCAGTCGCGGGTCGATGTGCAGAACGAGTACCAGCGCAAACTGGGCTACGCCATCGCCAAGGAGATCGACACCGTCCTGGCGACCGATCTGGCCGGCTTCTCGCGCTCGGTCGGCACGCTCGGCACGGCCGTCACGGACGCCAACGTGCTCGCCGCGGTCAAGCTCCTCGACGACGCTGACGTACCGCAGGATGACCGCTTCTTCGTCATGACGCCGGCCGAGAAGGTCGCCAAGCTGGCCCTCGATCGCTGGAGCAATGCGCTGTACATCGGCACCAGCGACCAGCCCGTTCGCAACGGCATGCTCGGCGACATGTACGGGCTGAACCTGCTCGTCACCACCAACCTGGTCAAGCCCGCCGCCGGCCAGGCCAACAACGCCATCTTCCACCGCGACGCGATTGCGCTGGTCGTGCAGCGCACGCCCAAGACGCACCTCTTCTACGACATCGACTTCTTCACCTGGAAGCTGGCCTCGGAAGTGATCTATGGCCACCAGGAGATGCGCGATCTCTGGGGCGTGCTGGTTCTCGGAGCGAGCTGATGACGACCAGCGGCAATGCGTTTCTGGACACCCTGCTGGAACGGACGCCGCCCGCGGCGTCCCAACCGCAGCGCGGCCAGAACTACAACTATCCGCCGCGTCTGTACCTGAAGCCGGACGCCACGGTCGTCTGGCTGCAGGGCGATCCGCACAACCGCGCGTACTACGAGGACAAGGGCTACAAGCTCCTGTCCGAGCAGCCGTCGCGCGGCGACGCGAAGTCGGAAGTCGCCCGCTACATGCAGGACGAGTACCCGAAGATTCTGCAGGAGCAGCGCGAGAAAGCGGCCATCGTCAACGCCATTCGACGAGCTGAGGCCCGCGACGCGGCGCTGAACATCGACACCGACTACGACATCATGTCGCTCGAGGAGCTGCGCGACTTCTTGCAGCAGGTCAAAGACGAGGCGGGCAAGAACATCCGCGTCATCGTCGGCAAGCACAAAGACGACCAGCCGGACACGCGCGAGCGGCGCCTGCTGGACGGGGTCGAGACGACGGCCACGGCATCGATCGAGGAGCTCGAGCGGCGCCGCGGGCGGCCCGGACCACGGCCGCAGGGAGCCTGAGCATGACCGAACGCAGCGACGCTGAGCGGGTGCCGGGGCAGATCGTGCCCGAGCACCTGGACGAGGTCGACCAGGCCCGCGCCCGCGAGCGCGCCCAGGCGCGGACGCCCGCGCAGGCCGGCGACGTGGCGCGCCAGCGGGAGTACGAGGAGCAGCAGCGGCTCGGCCGCGAGGCGATCCCCAATCCGGGCGACGACAGCGAGCCGATGCCCGAGAAGCAGGCGTACCACCCCGAGCAAACCGACCCGCCGCCGGGACCGTATCCCGATCCGCCGCTCGGGCCATATCCCGACCCGGTCGAAAAAGAACCCCAGATCCCCGATCCGCCCGCCGTGCAGGAGGACGTTCACTATGAGCCAGCCACGAGCCAACCCCCAGCCGCCCCAACCGGAACAGCGACCCCGCGCGAATCCGAATCCGCAGCAAGAAGGACCGACCACCCCGCCTGACTGGCGCGAGCGGGCGACCCGCGGCGAGTACGTCTTTCCGCCGGACGGCGTCTCACCCGAGTGGGTCCTGAAGCTGCGACCGAATCGCTACGAGGACGCCGTCAGTGGGCCGGATACGCCCATCTCGAGCACGGCCTGGGTGCACTGGACGAAGCCCGACGGGACCGACTTCATCGCGCCGCTGAGCAACGCCGAGACGTACGAGCGCAAGGGCTTCAAGCGGGGCGCGACGGAGCAGATCCCGGACATCGTCGCGTGGCAGGCCCGGCGGACCGAGGAGCGGCGGCAGCGGGCGCGCGGCGAGCACGCCGAACGGGACCCCAACGACAAGGCCCAGGTCGAGCAGGAAGCGCGTCGCCAGCGTGAGGCGCGGGAGCGCGCGGAGAAGGACAAGAAGGATGAGTAAGGGCCTGCCGTGGGTCGGCGCCGGCGGGCCACCGCCGGTGTCACGGGACCAGTACGCCCCACCGCCGGGGACGCACTTCAAAGAGTCCGATCCGGTTGAGCAGACGAAACACGAATCGGACAAACACGAATCCCTGAACAAGGATTGGCCCGCATCGGCGTACAGCAAGCCGCGGTTGATGCGCTGATGCCCGTCGACGCCGGCTCCATCGCCTCCCAGGTGGGCGCCAGCGGCGGCCTGTGGACGCACACGCCGGTCGACTGGCGGGGCAACGAGACGAACACGCCGTCGCCGCCGGCGGGCTGGCCGCCGAACGCCGCGGCGGCGACCCCCCCGGACGGCTCGCGCGTCGACACCATCGCGCCGAGCATTACCGCCATCTCGGTCTCGGGCATCACCACGACGGGCGCGACGATCAACTACACGCTCGATGTCGCGGGCACCAACCAGGTCGAGTACGGCCAGACGATGTCCTTCGGCTCGGTCAACACCGAGGGCGGCGGCAGCGGACCGCAGGTCAAGCCGCTCACCGGGCTGACCAGCGCGCGACTGTACTACTACCGCATCCGCGCGTCCGCGGGTGGCCTGACGACCTACTCCCCGCAGGGAACCTTCACCACGCTCTAGAGGAGCTCAAGCCATGACCCAGCCCAATCCACCTACGCCGCCGCAGCCCAATCCACCGCGGCCGCCGCGCCCAGACGACGAGCCCGAGGATGAAGGCGACGAGATCCCCGAGCCCGAAGCGGAGCCGGCGCGGCGGTGAGCGACGACGAGCGCACGCCGGATGTGATCGACGGCGCTCGCTTCCTGGGCCTGTCGCAACGCGAGGGGATGCGCGAGCTGGGCATCACCCGCGAGCAGGACTACGCCCGCGCGTATCGGGATGTCGAGGCCGCGGTCCACGCCCGCGACAACCGCGAATCCCAGGGTGGCATCCGCGCGCCGATCGTCATCAAACGCCGCGGAGTCAGAATCGTTGACGCTGGCTGACACCTTCGTCGTCTCACGGAATGGGCAGACCGACGGCTTCCTAGCGCACACCGGGCGGGTCACCGTCCGCTGCCGCCTGGATGACGGCACGCTGGTGGCGGTGACGCTGCCCGACGACTGGCAGACGCTGCTGGCGCGGGTCGCGGCGCTCGAGGCGGCCGGTGGGGCGAACTCGCTCGAGGACCTGACCTATGGCGGCTAAGGAAGGAGGGTAGATTCATCGCGAACGCACTTTTTTCCCCCGGCCGCGAGGGATTCCTGCTCGGCGAGATCGATTGGGACACCGCCGTGATGAAGGTCGCCCTGGTCCGCTCCTATACCTTCAACGCCGCGCACAAGTTCGTCTCCGACGTGACCACCGCGAGCGGCGTGCTGCACGCGACCTCCGCGGCGCTGACAGGCAAGACGGGCACCAGCGGCACCGCGGACGCGACCGACATCACATTCACCGCACCGGCGGCCAACGCCAGCAGCCATAGCCTGCTCTATTTCCAGGCTAGTGCCGTCACGGGCGGGGCTGATGTGGCGGCGACGCTGCAGCGGCTGATTGCCTGGGTCGACACGGGCACGGGGCTACCGGTGGTGCCGAACGGGGCCGACATCCAGGTCATCTTCCACGCATCGGGATTGTTCACGCTCTAGCGCCATGCGATGGGTGGCACGTATGGCTGTCTCGAGACGTACACCTACGGGCAGCTTGAAGCTTTCACGTATGCCCAGCTCGAGACGCTCGAGTGCCGCAGTGTCGCGCCGAACGCCATTGGCACCGCGGAGCAGGTCTATCAGCCGAGCGTTCTGGTTCAGGCTCGGCCAAATGCGATTGCCACTGGCGAACAGGTTTACCCACCGACGGTCAGTGTTCCAACCGTTCAGCAGGCTCGACCGAATGCCATTGGCACCGCTGAGCAGGTTTATGGGCCGACTGCGCAACTTCGCGTCCAGCCGAATCCGGTTGGCACTGGCGAGCTCGTCTATGGGCCAACGGTCAGCCTCCCGACGCTTCAGCAGGTCCGCCCGAATGCGATCGGCACTGGCGAACTGGTCTACGGCCCGGTTGTCCGCAGTCAGGTCCAGCCAAATGGCATCGGGACGCTCGAGCAGGTCTATGGCCCGACCGTCGTCCAGCGGATCCTCCCCGACACGATTGCCACCGCGGCGAACGTCTATGGGCCGACGGTCAGTCTGCCGGTTGCGGGGCAGGTTCAGCCGAACGCTATTCCGAGTGGCGAGCTGGTCTCCGCGCCTACGGTTCTCGTCCAGCTTCGGCCAACCAGCGTTGGCTCCGCCGAGCAGGTCTTTGGCCCAACGGTCAGCCAGCGAGTTCTGCCGGATGCCATTGCCACGGCGGCCAGTGTTCCGCAGCCAACCGTCAGCGTTCCTACGCCTGGGGCCGTCAACCCCGGCCCAATCGCCAGTGGCGAGATTGTCTTTGGCCCGACGGTTGGGCAGCGGGTTCTCCCGAACGTCATTGCGAGCGGCGAGGCTGTCTACGCGCCGACCGTCAGTGTCCCGGTTGCCGGCCAGGTCTCGCCTGGAACTATCGCCACCGCGGCGCAGGTCTACGGGCCGACCGTCAGTCTGCCCGTTCCTGGTCAGGTCACTCCAGATGCCATCGCCAGCGACGCGGCGGTCTACGCCCCCGTCGTCACCATTGCCGCCCTGGGGCAGCAGCTCCAGCCCGCGACCATCGGCTCCGCTGAGCAGGTCTATCGGCCAACCGTTTTCTTTCCCGGCCTCGCCGTCCTCGTCTATCCCGACTGGATCAGTCCCGGCGGGGTTGTTTTCACCCCGTGTGTTGGCTTTCCGCCAGCCGCGCCGGCCCCGCCCCTCGTCTGGCGTAGTCCTCACCCTGGAGTCCCGCTGATGCCTGCGCTGATCCGCACCGCGCCACCACTCAGCCCGGCGCCACGACCGGGCGGCGCGCTCTTGACCAGCGTCGCGACGGTGGCGGCCCCGCCGTTGCTGGTCACCACGGCGGGCAGTGCGCCGCCGCTCGCGGCGGCCGGGAGTCCCGCGGCGCCGGCACTGGGCGCCTTCGGGGTGGAGTGTCCCGATGCCTAGCCTCGCCGCGTACCGCCGTAGCGTTGCAGTTGAATCGGGACCCTACATCGGGCCTGAGTCGTATGTGGTCCGCGCCACCAGCGGCTCAGACACGACGAAGCTGGTGTGTAGCGCGTATCCGATCCGCTCCGGTATCCCGCAGAACGACCTGCTGACCGAGCGGCCGCTGTTTCGCCCCGACGCCACCCGGCCCGAGGACCGCTACCGCTACGTGATGACCTACGACCCGCCGACGGGGACGATTACGCCGGATCTGGCCTGGACGCTGCCGCCCATTCCCGCGCCAGGCGGCTCGAACTACGAGAGCCTCGAGGCGTTCACGTATGAGGGCCTGGAGCTGCTGCTGTACGAGGACATGGAAGACCTCGGCGCGGCTGGCATCGGCGAGCGGTTCGAGGTGCTGGGACCCTTCGACGTGCCAACCCTGCACCAGCTCATCAACGATGGACTGAAACAGTGCTGGATGGTGGTTGAGATTGCCTGCGTGCCGCTGGCCGATACGAGCCGCCACAGCCTGTCGGCCATTGCGCCGTGGCTGCAGGACGCGAACCATGTGCGTCAGGCTGGCGTCCTCGCCGCGAACGAAGACCGCAATCAGACCGACCCGTTCAACCGTATTGTCTACGGCACGATCGACCGCGACGGCGGCGAGTTCTACTTCAACACGGGCACGCGCACCTTCGCCGCGGGCGAGACGCTCTACCTGCGCTGCTACAAACGGGCGTACGATCACTGCCGCCCCGCCGGTGGGGTTTACGGCGAGCAGGTCGGGCTCGAGCTGGATACCGACGAGGCGCCGATCGAGCGCGACTGGCTGGCCGCGAGCGCGCTGACCGTCGGCTGGCGCAGGTTCGGCCACATCCTCGAGCCGGTCGCCAATGCGCGGCTCGTGCGCGACCAGGCGACGGCCGCGGCGTGGTTCGCCGACCGCTCGCGGCAGCACTTCACTGCGGTGGCGCCGGCGCTGACGTTCCGCGACGTGCGCCACTTCGGGCCGGTGTTCCGCTGATGTCGATCTTCAGTGCTCGCCGCTCGCCGTTCCCCTACCACGTCAAGATCGGCGACACCGGTCTGCTGCTCGGCACGCGCGGCCCGAACCAGCCGATGCTGAGCAGCTCGAAGACCGAGGACATCTCGAAGGTCACGCCGCCGGACTTCTCGTATGCCGGCATGTCGCCGCTCGGCGATCGCGACGAGCCCTATGAGTCGCTCGCCCTGGGCATGGGACTGCGGACCCAGGAGAAGTGGCAGGACTTTCGGTACGCCTCGGCGCAGGCTGTCGACCTGTCGGTCTGGCCGTGGTGCAAGGGCCCGGAGCTCACCGTCGTGACGCCGCCGGCCAGGGACTCCACGACGGGCGTGCGCGCCTTCTTCGAGCTCGGCAGCACGCTCTACTGTGCCCAGGGTCGCTACATCCTGCGCCGCGACAGTGACGCGACGTGGACCTCGGTGAAGGACTTTGGCGCCGGCGTGGCGGTGCTCAACGTCGCCGTCTTCACCAGCAACTTCGATGGCGTGCAGCGGGTTTTCGTGGCGCTCTCGAGCGGGCCGGCGCAGTACTCGAGCAACGGCACGACCTGGACGCCGATGGCGACGTTTGCCGCGCTCGCGTTCGTGGCGATTGGCCGCGAGTTCTGGTGGGCCGACGATACGAACCAGTTGCGCAAGTGCGACACCAACGCTGACCCGACCGTTGAAGCGAACTACACCAGCCTGATCTTCCGCGCCGGCGACAAGAGCGCGCTGATCACGGCCCTGATGGTCTCGGCCGCGGGCACGCTGGTCATCGCCAAGACCGACGGGCTCTATACCATCGACCAGGCCGGCGACGATCACCAGCTCTTTCCGTTCCTGCGCTTCGCCCCCGATGCCAACAATGGCAAGGCGTGGGGCCAGTTCGAGAATGCGCTGTACACCGCCTACGGCACCCAGTTCTCGCGGATCGGGCCGGACCTGACGCTCGAGCAGGTCGGCCCCGAGAAGCTGGTCAACAACGACTCGCCCGTGCGCGGCAAGGTCACCGCGTTCGTCGGCCTGGGGACGATGTTCGCCTATGCGGCGATCTTCAACCCCGACACGCTGACGGGCTACCTGACGAAGTTCGGCGCGTGGACGACGCAGGACGGTCAGACCACGCACGTCGATGCCTGGCACGGCTCGCTGAGCGTGCCGTTTCCGAATCTGGCCATTCAGGCCCTGCACGTGTCGAAGATTGGGGCGCCGACGGGTCACACGCGGACCTACCTCGGCTTTTCGGACGGCACCGTCGGCTGGCTGATCAATCCCTGCGTGCCCAATCCGGCGGCTTGCAGCCAGTACCGCTTCCATGTTGGGGACGCCTGGGTCGACATGCCCCTGTGGCACGGCGGCTACCACGCCTCGCCCAAGAGCATCCGCCACTTCTCGGTCACCGGCCCGCGGCTCGACGCCACCAACTACGTGACCATCGACTACAAGCTCGAGCCATCGGCCGCGAGCTGGACCGCGTTCCCCAACGTCTTTGACCACTCGACCTACGAGTCGGCGATGCTGCCCGTCGATGCGACCGCGGTTCTGGCGGCGTTCCGCGTGCATCTCGTCAACACGGCCGCGACGGCCTCGCCACTGGTCTCGGCGGTGTCCGTGGGGCACGCGCTGCGCCCGCAGCGGTACATGACGGTCGAGCTGATGATCCTGTGCTCGGACGGGCTGGTGCGCCGTGACGGGGTCCCGTTGCGGATTGGGCGGCGGCAGATTCAGCGGGTCGTCGAGGCGGCGGTCGATAGTGCCGGCGCGGTGCGCTGCACGCTGCCGGATGAGACAGTGCAGGAGCTGTCGTTCACGGACTATTCGATCTCGCAGAGCTTCGACGAGGTCGGGCGCCAGTGGCGCGGCTCGCTGACGGTGAAAGCCATTCAACACCACGCGGTGACGACGGAGGTCTGAGGCAGGCTTATGGCGCGTATCGAAACTGATCCGAACTACTCGGGCCCGACCTTCAGTCGGGCGACGGCGGCGACGGATCTCTTCAAAAAGGAAGATGTCCAGAACCTGGCCGCGGCGGTGTCGACGCACGACCATAGCAGCGGCAAAGGACTGGCGGTGCCAATCGGCACCGGCCAGATCACCTCGGCCATGATCGCCGACGGCACGATCGTCGCTGGCGACATTGCCGACGGGGCGATCACCTCAGCGAAGATCCTCGACGGCACGATCGCGACCGCCGACATCGCCCTGGCGGCGGTATCGCACAACCGTGGCGGCTACATTGCGTCGCCCACGTTTTCCGCCGCGGCGACGGGCGGCTATATCGCGACCCCGATCTCGGTCACCTTCTTGTCCGAAGGTGGGTTGCTGCGGATCGAATGGTCGGCGGTGTTCCAGCACAGTGTGGCGAATGGCCAGATTCAGGTGCAGGCCGGAATCACGGGCGGCACGAGTTATCCGCTGGGGCTGGTCAACTGTAGCGGGGTCGCCAACGCGGCAATCACGGTCAGTGGCGTCTTCTATGCCAGTCCCGTGGCCGGGCCGTCGTATACGGCGCTGCTCTCGGTCTACAACGCCAGTGGCTCAGGCACGATCACCTGCAGTCCGGGGCTGTATTCGACGCTGTGGGTAACGGAGCAGAAGCGATGACCACGACAGTGCCTGATGTCGGGATCGACGTGAGTGGCCGCGTCATCAATCTGGACGAGCTGCAAGCCGAGTTGGACGCCCAGAACGTCTCGGTCCCGAATGGGCTGATCCTGCAGGGGCCGTCCGTTACCCAGCCCCCGAGTGGGCCCCCGCAGCCGCTGCCCCCGAATCCACCGTGTCCTGACGGGACGCGGCTGTTCACCTGTGACGATGCGGGCACGCCGATTGACTTGCCGTCGGAGGCCGAGCCGATCGTGGCGGCCTATACGCCCGGCACGCCGGCGGGTGACCCCCAGCTCGCCGCGCTCAAGGCGCTGCAAATCGGCACGAGTAGCGGGCGGCTGCGGGACGCCATCGTGGCGTGGATCGAGGCGCGGTTCGGTGGCTGATCATGGCCGGTAGCTACATCGACCACGCGCTGTGGGGCACCGTGATCGGTCCCGGTCAGTTCAATCCCGATAGCGCCATCTACAAGTATTTCCCAGACAAGCAGGTACAAGTGGCGCAGTGACGACGGTTCATTGTCTGTTCGGCCATAGTTGCCCATCGGCAATTGGATGGTTCGTAGTTTCCATCATTGTTGATGCGCTCAATCGAGTGGCCGGGACTTGGTCGCAATCCCATGTCGGCAAGAAAGTCGAGGAACGACGCACGCCAGCGGTCACAGACCGAGATTCCTCGCCCGCCATAGTGCCGGTAGTTCGGGTGATTGGGACGATGACAACGCCGCACCATGGCATCCCAAGTCTTGAATTCGGGAGTACCCGATTTACCGTGAGTGGCTCGGGCCTTGAGTCGCTCGAGCGTGATGCATCCGCAACTCTTTGTGCTGCCACTTCGCAACCATTCGCCAGCAGTGACAATCACAGTGCCGCAGGCACACTGGCATCGCCAGAAAGCCATCTTGCGGTGGGCGCGCGCCCGTATCTCAGCGAATTCCAGCACGGACAAACGTCCGAACTGCTGGCCGGTCATGTCCGTATGCTCGTGACCGCGTTTAGACTTGAGAGGCATCACGTGCTCCTAACGCGTGGTGTCTGGCCTCGGGACGTTAGCGCGTCACCGGGGCCTTTCTCTTACATTTTAGCGTGGGGTGGTTGAGCCATGGTTGGTTCGTATATTGACGACAAGCTATGGGCGACAGTTATCGGTCCTGACCAGTTCAACTTTGACTCCGCGATCTATAAGTACTGGCGCAGCCTCAAGCAGGCTGACCCGCCGCAGTACCTGGGGGTGCCGGTCACGCCTGAGATCGAGACGCCTGTGGGCATCCAGCAGGGCTTCGCCTCGGGCGCGGTCATCAACTGGTCGTCCGATACCGGGGCCGAGCTCGCGAATGAATAATCCCGTTTGGGCGCCGGCGATCTGGGTGCCCAACCTGTGGCCCGAACTCCCACCCGAGCCCGAGCCGCCCGAGCCGAGCGTGCCGGCCTACGACCCGTGGACGCCCGCGGTTATCCAGTCCGCGGACTGGACGTGTAGCTGCGCCTCGTCGGCCTGGTTGCTCAACAGTCTGGGGGATCTTCGGCTGGGGCGCCCGTGGCACGAGTGGGACGTGGTCGACTCGCTGCGCGCGGCGACCTATTACGGGGCGGTGTCGCCTGACTATGGTCTGGCGCGGGCCGATATGTACGACCTCGAGGTGATGTTCAACGCGCTCGGCTACACGGCCGCGCGGCAGTCCTATCTCAACGTCGATACGCTGGTGCAGCTCGCGGGCAAGTACCCGCTCCAGATCAATGGGGCCCGCTGGTATCACCACTCGGGCGCGCGGGCGCTCGGCCCTGGCGTGCTCTATCTGGCTAACCCGGCGCCATCGTGGAAGGGTGTCGGCCAGGAGATGGACGCTTACGAGGCCAGCACCTGGGGGTCGTGGAACGGCATGATTATTACGGGGGCGGTGGCGTGAGCACGCTCGGCATCATCCTGATCGTTCTGCTCGTGCTGCTGGTCTTCGGCGGCTGGGCGGGCCGCGGCAGCTACGGCGGCAACGCCTACTACGGGCCGGGCCTGGGGCTGGTCGGACTGCTGCTGGTGGTCTTCCTGATCCTGGTGCTCGTCGGCGCCGTTCACGTCTGAGGAGAATCGCTGATGCCGGCTGGCTATGTGACGGTCTCGAAAATACTGGTCCTACTCGCCGTGATCATGTTCGTGCTCGCCGCGTTCGGGGTGGCTGTTGGCTCGGTGAGTCTGGTGCCGCTCGCGCTGGCCGTCTTCGCGGCGTCCTTCCTGGTGCCCTAGGGGGGTGACGCAGGCTCCTAACGAGGAGTGGCACGAGCCGGCGTCGGTGGTGATCACCCGCCTGGCGTGCCAGCTCATCGTCACGATCAGCGTCCTGGCCGCCGCGCTCTTCCTGGTGCTGACCCACCCCGAGTACAACGCGGGCGTCGCCCTGGTCTGCGGGGTGGTGCTGGGGACGTGGTTCGTGATGCCCACGGGCGCCTGGGGTCAGCGGCGGCGCCGCCGTAAGGACGAGGTCGAGGAGTGAGGACGGCGTGCTGGCCGTCACCCTCGGGCTCCTGATCCTGCTGCGCGTTGCTGGCCAGGACGTGTGCATCAGCCCCCTGCCTGACGCCGCGGCGGTGTGCCCGACGCCCCCGCTCGAGGTCACCGAGACGCCGGTCCCGGAGCCGACGCCCACCGAGACGCCGCCGCCGGAGCCCACGGAGACGCCCACCCTGCGCCCGACGCTGGCGCCGACAGACACGCCGGCCCCGCGGGCGACGCCGACGCCGCGTCCAACTGGGGATGTTCCCGTGCTTCCGACGCTACCCGAACGCCCGACGCTCAGGCCAGGGCCGGAGCGCGCCCGATCGCCGATCTGCCTTGCCGCGCCGCCACCTGTCCCCGACGTGCCCGGTGTCATTGAGCGCGACTGGACGCCGGCAGAGCGATGCGGCGGCACGCCTGAGGCCCAGGCGACCCAAGCCGTGCTCGAGCGCCCCGTGCGCGACACGCCGACGCCGGCCAGGGAAGCGGCGCGCGAGCCAGCCGAGGTGCGCTACGTGTCGGTGTTGATCCTGCCCTTGCAGGTCGTGACCGCGACGCCGACGCCTGAGCCCCGCGACATCCTGCCGGATGAGTTACCGTCGCTGCCGCCGGTGCAGCTCCCCGAAGCTGGCGACTCTAGCGGTCTGGACCCGCGGGACCGCTAAAGGCGTATGCCGTGGTCCCCACGATGGTCTTCTGGCACGGCGACGCCGCCGAACAGGTCGCCCTGCTGCAGGCGGTTGCACACAACTGCACGTGCTCAAGTGACGATGGGATCGTCAATGGCTCCTGTCCGGCGCACCGGGCATTACTTGACCAACGCTGGCTGGACGGGCTCTTGTTTGCGCGCTATTTGAGCGAGCGCCTGCTGATCGACGAGTTTTGCTTGTGAGTCCCCGCTGGCGCCGCCGCATCGCCTTCATCCTGATCGGGGTGACGTTGATCCTGTGGCCGGTCTCAGCCCTGACCTGGGCGAAGGACGAGCCGCAGTTCATCCTCGGCCTCTCTTGGTTGGCGATCACCCTGACTGCCGTTGACGTGGCGGCGACCACCGATGTGCGCGCCGAGCAGGACGACGGCGACGACAAGGCTTAGCGCAGCGCGAGCACAACCAGCACGCCGCAGGCGAGCAGAATGATGAGCACCACGAGCAGGGGTCCGAGCCAGTCGCGCATGGTAGGCCGGCACCCTGGCGAGCCCGCCTACGGAGACCCTACTGGTGTCCGGACAAGGTTCGGGTTGGGCGGGCCGCCAGGGCCGGGCTCAGCTACAAAGCACGATCCGCGCCGTCAGCCCGCCACGCGCGTAACTCGGCCAGGGCATGCCGGGCGTCAACTTCGGCCCGGTGCGCGGCACTGCGGCCAGCATCCCAATGCTGGCGGATCTTGCGGCTCGCCAGATACGCCCGCCGCGCCTCAGCCAACAGCCATAGGCAGTGGCGACAGCCGATCAGCCCACCGTGGGGGCAGTCCGCGACGCCCAGGCGCTGCGGCTCGCGGAGCATCACACGCCCGCCACGATGCGCGCGGCGAGGCCCTCGAACCAGCGGTGGAGGGCCGGGCTGGCCGTTCCAGCGCCGCCAAGGACCAGCAGCCCCACGGCCGCGAGCAGGAGGGCGTACTCGACCAGGGATTGGCCCCGGCGGCGCATGCCGCCAGCCTGCCAGCGGTGCGCTCAGCCGTCATGAAAATTTGTCAGAGTCAGGCCGCCGGCGCGGCAGTAACTGACCATAGCTAAAGGCCCGCGCCGGCGACCCGACGACAGGTTAGCTCCCTCTAAGGTGCCGTAATGTCGACCAAACAATGAAGGTCCTGGTCGCCTGCGAATTCTCCGGCGTAGTCCGAGACGCCTTCCGCGCCCGCGGGCATCAAGCGTGGTCGTGCGATCTGCTGGCGACCGAACGCGAGGGGCCACACATTTTCGGCGACGTGCTCGAGGTGATGACGTGGGGCTGGGACCTGATGGTGGCGCACCCACCGTGCACTGCCCTCTGCCGAGCTGGCGATCGCTGGTATCGGGAGTCATCCGCGCGACAGGAAGCTGTCGCATTCGTGCAGCAGCTCTACGACGCGCCCATCCCGCGAATCGCCATCGAGAACCCCCGCGGGCTGAACCGACACTGGCGCCCGGCGCAGCAGACGATTCAGCCGTGGATGTTTGGCCACGGCGAGACGAAGGCGACACTGTTGTGGCTCAAGAATCTGCCGCCGCTGATGGCGACCAGCGTGTCCACTGGTCGTGAGCCGCGCGTGTTCTGGGCGGCACCTGGTCCTGACCGCTGGAAGGCCCGTAGCCGCACGCTGGAAGGCGTCGCCGCGGCGATGGCCGATCAGTGGGGCGCCGTGCTCGAGCTCGCTGCCTAGTCCAGAGTTAGCCGACCGGTCTGATGTCGGCAGTTAGATCTACCAAACCGCGGCGGGTACATGCTCCGCGACGTACCGACTGTAGGCTCAGGCTGATACCGTCTTCGCCTTGCGCCGTCGAGCTGCTTCGCGTTTCGCTTCGGCTGCGCGTTGGGCGACTGCGGGACTCGGTACGACTCGATCCTGCCAGTCTGCCAGTCGCTGCCCGCCGCGGAGCCCTGTGTTGTACGTCACCCACAGATGCTTCCCTACGGCCATGGGCGGGGTCAGTCCCGTTCGCTTCGTGCGGTACTGCTCAGAGCGCCCCAACACCACTTCGGGGTCACTGGTATGGAGCAGGCGCACTAGACGAGCCTGGTCGAAGTTACGGGCTTCGCGATAGCGCAGCCAGAACGCGAAGACGCCCAGCATGATCCATGAGTGGGTGACCTTGCGTACTTGACCGTCATTTCCCCATGCGTCGCGGATGATGGTCAGCACCGCGTGAATGGCTCGAACCCCGAGTCGGTTGTACATCTCATACAGGGACGGAACACTGGTGATGCGACAGCTGCCCTGTCCATCAACGGCCACATCGAAGCCTGCGGCAATGCACGCCTGCCGGATGGCAATCGCTGGCGCATCGCCTGCGCGCCACGAGGCACGGAAGATATCGATGGGCGTGGGCTGTGTCCGCTCCTGATTCAGGTCGCGAAACAACGCTGCTTCCTGCTCAATCGTCAGATCGATGAAGGTCAGGCAGGGCAAGGCGGGCGGGTCGCCACGGTTGATAGCCGCTTGGTGGCGATGCCCACCATCAAGAATGGCGGTGCGACCGCTGTTGTTACGTAACGACCCGATGAGTGGGAGGCAGAGGAGTGGGTTCCAGTTGCCGGCGATATGCTGCACCTTCCGCGGATTGGTCGGCCGCGTGTATTCAGGATCACGGAACATGCGATCCACCGGCACAAGGTCAAGGATTGTCTCCTTGAACAGCACGTGCGAGATCTGTCCACCGTAAAGCTCCGCGATTGCTTGTTGCCGACTGCCGTCAACGTCGCCCGACTTCGGTTGCCTACTCATGCGCCCCTCCTTCCGCGTCAAGTTCTCCAAGCTCGCGCGCCAAACCAATGAGGGCAATACGAACGACCTCGCTCGGCTTCACTCGCAGTCGGATGGCGAGACGGTCAACCAAAGCCCGGAGTTCGGGCGTGACCCTGACCTCGATTCGAGTCCGACTGCGCGGCGGCATCTGGCTTGTCCGGCAATTGTCGGACATCCGTTCGAGGCTGTCTAGGGGCTAGCTTGCCTGCCCTAACCCCCTTTATGTCGCTCAAGGCCGCGGGTCGGCGCGCGACGCGGGCGTGGCGGCAAAGTTGGGGCTGCCCCCTGGTGGCGTGGGCGGCGGCGCCGCCAGCAGGACGGCATAGGCCAGCCCCAGGAACACCAGCACCATCAAGACCGTGATGATGCGCTCGCGCGCGGTCAACTCAGCCATCCCAGATGCCGCGGATCTCCCCGACCAGGTAGTAGGCGATGAACCCCAGGCCACTGCCGACAAGCGTGGCGATCAGCGCGAGCAACAGGATTTCAATCTGGACTGGCATCCGACTCCTCTCGTTCGACCCAGGCGAGCCAGCGGTCGGCTAATGCGAGCACGTGCTCCGAGCGTACTTCGGGGCGGGTGTGACTCAACTCGCCGAGGAACGCCGCCGCGGCTCGCAGGACCTCGAGCCGCGTACTTGATGCTGGTGACAGGTTGGGTGTCGCCGGCGCACCCTCGAGCTCGGTGACCGAGGTCAGGAACCCTTTGAAGTCGACGGTGGCGCGGACAAACGCACCGCGCGCCGGCAGATCGACGGGCTTGAACTTCGAGACGTTCCACCAGTCGCCGTCGACTTTGATGCCGCGCTCGTTGACGGCCTCGACGCGTCCCTCGAACGTCGCCGGCGCGGTCGTACCGTTACTGGACATGGCCCCGTCGCCGACCTTTCAGCAGGTCGTACACCCAGCCGCCCCAGCCGCACAGGTGAAGGTGCGCGAGCTCGCGCGGGCAGCCGCACCAGCAGCGCCCCATCAGGCAACCATGCGCAGGGGCTTCTGCGCGCACGGCTCGCACATCGGCGAGTACTCCTGGGCCATGATGCCCTGACACCTGGTGCAGATGCGCAGGCGCCCCTCGAGGAGCTTCTCGACGACCTCGATCGGGTCGCGGGAATCGAGCGCGTGCACATCGCTGATCTCGATGATGGTGCTGTTCGACATCGTCTGCTTCAAGCAGGCGACGGCGTTCGGGTTGACGCTGAAGATCTCGCCAGGAACACGGCCGCGGACGCGGCGGAACATAATGCTCATTGGTCGATGCCCTTCTTACCCAGGGTGTTGACCTCGAGCGGGCCGGTGTTGAAGCCACCAGCCCGCTCTTTTCGTCACTCCACTAGTGTATCTCTACGGGGTCACTAAGCCAAGGATTTTGGTGTACATATTCTTTTGCAGTTCCAGAACTGCATTACACTATGTGCACCATGCCGCGACGCAAGAAGCCGCACCATAGTGAGGTCGTTGCCCTCGCCTTCGATCCGGGGACCCCGTTCTCCCAGCGCCGCGCGATCTACTCGCGCCTGTCCGACGACGACCCCGAGTCCATCTCACATTCGGTGCAGGAAGACGACGCCTTCGCCTGGGCCGCGCGGCAGACGCCGCCGCTGGTGGTGGTCAAGATCTATCGCGACTGGCGCACGGGTTTCGATCCCAACCGCCGCGCGTACAAGCAGCTTTTTGAGGATGCGCACAAGGGCGAACACACAGGCGCCCTGGTGTGGGACGACACGCGGCTGTATCGCGGCATCAGTGGGGCCTGGCCGGTGGTCGAGTTCCACCGCGAGCTGCCGACCTATTGCGTCGACGGCGTGTCCAAGACGGTCGACCTCGAGAACATCGGGGTCTGGGCGCAGATGAGCGCGAACGAAGCACAGAACACGCGGCGACGGTCGATCCAGCAGCGGCGGGCGCGGTCAGCCCTCGGGCAGTGGGTCGCTGGCAAACGGCCTTACTGGCTTGAGCGCGACGACCAGCGCCATCCGTTCATCGTTCCCGAGCGGGCGGCCTACGTGCTCGAGGCGATCCGTCGGTATGACGCCGGCGAACGGCTGGGGCTGATCGCGGCCTGGCTGACGGCTGAGGCGCCACATGCGCCGCGGCGGCAGACGCAGAAGTGGACGCTAGCGCGCGTGCGGACGATGTTCCGCCACCCAGCGCTGTGGGGCCGGCTTGACTTCGCGCGATTCACAATCGAGACGGAACGGCGAAACGGCGAACTGTTCCAGGTCAGGCGGGTGGCGAACCCGGACGCGGTCCCGATGAGGTGCCCGCCGCTGATTCACGAGTCCGAGCTCGAACGCGTGGAATGTGTCGCTCGCGGCGGCTGCGAGCGCGACGTTCGCCCAACTGGTCAACGGCTCGAGGAGATCATCACCAGCAGCCTGACCCGACGATCTGGTCGTCCGTTCACGCTCGTGCATCCGTTGCGGCGACGGGTTGTCTGCCCGTGCGGTTGGCGGATGAGGTTCCGTCAGAAGCGGTACCGCACGCGCGACGCCGACTTCGGCTATCTGACGTGCACCCGCACGGCGCAGCAGGGGATCAGCATCAGTGCCGACTATCCGCCGTGTCTGCTACGGACCGGCGTCTCGACCCGGCGGTTATGGCCGGTCGTGCGCGACCAGCTCATTGCGGCCATCAACGATCCAGGTGCAGTCATTGCGGCGGTCGAAGCCGACATTCTCGCCGCAGCGGCGTCAGAGGCCCGGACAGCGGCGGAGGACGCCCATACGCTGGAGTTGGCGGCCGTGGCGCTCGACGCGCTTGAGCGGCGTGAGGAAACGCTGTACCTCGACTGGAAGGGCGGCGAGATCAGCAAAGGCGTCTACGACCGTCAGCGGGCCGTGATCATGAACGAGCGCCTGGTGCAGGAAGAGGCGCGCCGGCAAGTCCTCGATCGGCGCCAGATTCTGCAGACCGCGCAAGCGTCGACAGACTATTTGCGCGACAAACTCAGCCTGGCAGCTAAGCTGCCGTTTGCTGATCTGACGTTGGCCGAGTGGAACGACTTGCTCGCGGCGCTCGTGCAGGACGTGGTGCTGGATGCGGCGGCTCAGCCGAGTCTGCGCTGGCATCGGGGATGAGCCCGTACTTCGCTGCGAGACGGTCGATGACCGTGCCGAGGTGCCGGACCCAGGGAACGATATCGGTCTGATCGGCCATGTCGCTGAGTGTGCAGCCCAGCGACAATCACTCAAAAGCGCAGCCAATAGCGCAGTTTCAGACTCAGCTTTCGTCCTGACCCAGGTGGCGCTCGGCGTGCTCGAGCCACCACCGCGCGGCCTCACGTGTGAACGTCAAAGTCTTGCCGCTCGCGGCGTGCCCGGTGACCGTCGCACGGCCGGCGCTATGCCCACGGAGGGAGCGTTTGACGGTCAGCGCCGTCGGCGCAACCAGATACGGCTCGACGTTGAAAAGTGGCTCGATGTCGTCGGCCTCAACGGCCGAATCGAGCTCAGCGACGGTGGTGTACCAGGCCCCGCTGCGGGGACCGTAGTGGGCATGGACCTGGACGTGCAGCTCGCGGCCATCCTGATGCATCAGGCACAGCGGGGTTGGCGGCGTCCGATGATGCGCGGCGCCACGGCGGGGGGCGGCAAAGAG